TATGTACTGGTATTGGTCTTCGAGGGTTCCGTATTTTTCGAATTCCTTTTGCACCTTTTTGATATCCGTTTCTGTCATTGGCAGTTTGCCGTTGGCATCCCCCAATTCGCTTGAGAAAAAGCCCAGGGCGCCCCTTTTGCGGATAATAACATTGCGGCTTTCAAACGCCATTTCAATGTTGCTCAAAGGCTTCCGGAGGCCCAATAATTTGCTTTTCCCTTTTAACACATCCCGGTCAAACCGTATGTTCGAATCGTTGCGGTGGAGTATTTGCACCGGGGCGAAGTCTTTGTTTGCGCCTGCAATATTAAGTATATATTTTTCAACAATACCTTCAATGGTTGACTGCTCCCAGAATTTACCTGTTAATGTATATGAAACGAGGTATGGCGGGAGCTGCTTTATTGATGTTATATTCGAAAAATTAAATTGTTTAAAGCCTGTTGGCAAAGAGCCGTAATCGTATGAGTTCCCAAAAACGCCGTAATTAACTTCCCGGCTGAACATCCATTCGGCCCCGCTTTGCAACGGGTTGGGCCGTGAGAGTAACTTTAACAATGGCTTCGCATCGGGGCGGATTGTGTTTTGGGCTGTAACATATTCGCCGGATTTGATATCCTTAACCTTTAAAATCATGTTTGATTTTGCCCGTGCCTTTATTTCAAGGACGGCCCGGAGCACTGGGTTTTCCTCCCAACAGCGGAGGAAATCAAGGTCTTCTGATAGGTTAATCCAGACGGCTGCTGATGACCCAACCCCGTAAAAGTCAGGGATTTCAGAGCGCTGTCCGTCTTGTTTTTTACCTTCGCCACGGTTAAAAAACTTCTTCATCAAATTCATGGGCCTGCTTTTGGGCAAATGTATATATATTTACATGAATTGTGGGTGATGTTTTTATTAAAACTTTTAAACAAAAAAA